GCTGTAGATATGGCTGGAACTTGGACTGCTTCGGATTTACAGCACTTCGACAATCCAGCATCTAACCGATTAAGACATATAGGAACAGACCCGAAAGACTTTAGGGTAACATTTGACTTTGTTATTAGTGGAGGTAGTGGAGATGTAGTAGCTGTTGAAATGGTAAAGATAGATACTTTAGCAAATGTTACTATTGAGTACACGCAAAATAGAGTAATAAACAACTTCCAAGGTGGTAGAGATGTGGCCTACTATAATGGTACTTTTAATGTTAGGTTGAATCAGAATGATTTATTGCTTTGGCGAGTTACAAATACAACTGATACATCGGATGTAACAGTAGAATTAGACTCACAATGGATAGTAGAAGAAAGGTAAAAAGGAAACAGATTAATAACAATTAAGTTAAATAAATAAATACGTAAAAATGATAGACGAAATTACAAGAGCGTTAAATTCTAAATCGGATAAGGTAGACTTGAAAGCTGAGAAGATTGAACTGGGACTGGTTGAAGATTTAAAATCTTTAGAATCAGAAGCAAAGAAATTAGTTTCAGAATCAAATAAGGACTTTAATAAGGCTTTAGGAATGGCAAAGGAAATCGGAGGAATGATTGATGCGCAAACGGAGGTTAACAAAAAAGCTGTTGGATTAGAAAAGATTGCTTCTTCAAAATGGAAAGAATATCAATCAAAAGCAAAAGAATTAGGTATTGACCCTAGAAGCACAGACGCTTTCAAAAACCACGAAGGAGTCTTATCTCAGTTGCTACAAGTTAATAACGGAATTGAACAGGCTGTTAGAATTTATATAAAATAAAAAAATAAACTCTTTTAGTTGGGTTAGTGCAAGTTAAATAAATACAAAACAAACATGAATAAAAAAGTAGATGTAAGTATGGTAGATAAAATTCTTTCTAAAGTAGGATTGAAATCTATCGAAGTCAAGTTAGAAATGATGAAACTTGATGACAACACAACAGTTGTAGAAGCGGAAGTTTTTGAAGCTGAACAACCTATTGTAATTGTAACAGAGGACGAACAAAAAATCGCTTTGCCAGTTGGTGAATACGGTCTGGAAGATGGTCGTATTTTGGTAGTACAAGAGGAAGGTATCATTTTTGAAATCAAAGATGCTCAAGCTGAAGAAGAACAACCAGCAGAAGAAGAAGCGGTTGTAGCAAGTGAAGCACCAACGACAGCACCAGTTGCAAAGAAAGTTGTTGAATCAGTTTCAAAAGAAAGCTATTTCTCTAAAGCAACAGAAGAAGAAGTAATTGAACTTATCGCTAAAGTTATCGAGATGAAAATGGCAGAGAAAGTTGAGGTTACAGAAGATGTTGAAGAAGAAGCACCAGCTGCTAGAGTTCAAAACCCTGAGAAAACAAACTTATCAGTCCAAGACAAAGGAGAAAGTTTAGTAGATTATTTAAATAAATTAAAATAAAAATAAAAAATGGCAACAACAACAACAGTAACGACTAATTTCAACGGCGTAGTAGCTGGAGATATTATCGGAAAAGCGTTTAAACAAACGCAAACAATTAAAGACGGATTAGTAACAGTTCTGCCTAACGTCGCTTTTAAAGCTTCGTTACGTAAAATCTCTTACGCTAATGGTAGAACAGATTACACTTGTGGACACGCTCCACTTGGTTCTGTAACTCTTTCTGAGAAAACTATCGAGCCTAAGAAAATCAAAAACGATATGTCTATCTGCAAAGAAGATATGCGTAACGTATGGGACAACGCTTCAATGGGTTTCTCTGCTCACAACGATTCTTTACCTAAAGACGAAGCTACGGCATTGATTGCTGAAATCTTGAAAGATACTGCAGTTGCAGTAGGTGGTGAAATTTGGAATGGTAACTCTGCTGTAAGTGGTTCTATCGGTGGATTTATTCCATTGTTTACTGCTGACGCTGCCATCGTAAAAGCTGGTAGTGGTATTACTTCTGCTTCTGCTGTGGTAACTAAAGCAAACGTAGTAGCTGAAATCGAGAAAGTTCTTGATGCAATGCCTGACGGTTTGCAAGGTTCTACTGACTTAGTTTTTGGTATCTCAAGAAACATTGCAACGGCTTACATGCAAGCGTTAGTTTCTGCTGGTATCTCTAACGGATTAGGAGGAGCAGATATGCAACTTATGTACGGTATGTACACAATGACTATTATCGACGATTTACCTGCTAATACTTTCGTTGTTTACGAAAAGAAAAATCTTTATTTCGCGACAGGTCTTGCACAAGACTTCAATGAATTGAAATTGGTTGACGAAGATGAGATTGGATTGTTAACAGGTCAAGTACGTGGGAAAGTTGTCTACTCCGGGGCGGTTAATTATGTTAACTCAACTGAAATCGTTTGGTACTTAACTACTACTTAATAAATAGTTAAATCTATTATAAGAGGGGAGGTAAAGAGCCTTCCCTTTTTTTTATAAATATTAAATACAAAAAAAATGGCTTGTGATATTTCCTTAGGAAGAAAAGAAGTTTGTAAAAACTCGGTAGGTGGCTTGAACGCTGTTTACTTTATAAATTATGGCGACGTCGATGTAAACGATTATACATACGATGTAACCGACACAGATATGATTACTGACATTAACGGAGCAGTAACAATTAACGCATACAAATACGAATTAAAAGGTACTTCATCTTTTACTGAAAACGTTAACAGTTCAAGAGAGAATGGAACTACATTCTTTGAGCAAGTTTTAGAACTTACTTTTAAAGGGTTGACAGTTGAAATGCATAAAGAAATTAAGTTACTTTCTTACGGACGACCTATTGTCTTAGTAGAAGATAACAACGGTAATTTCTTTTTAGCTGGTTTAGAACACGGTTGCGATGTGACTGGTGGAACTATTGTAACTGGTGCTGCAATGGGAGACATGAGTGGTTACACATTAACGTTAACAGGCGGTGAAAAAATCCCTGCGAACTTTGTAGATGCTGCTTCTAGTTCTGCTGCTGACTTATTGTTAGTAGGTTTAACTCTAGTTGAAGGAGCTTAATAACTAACACTACTTCATATTTAAACCCTCATCTAATCGGTGGGGGTTTTTATTTAGAAACAAAAACGAACTTTTTAAGTTATAGTAATATGATAATACTACAAGAGAGTTTATTAAGTCAAGAATTTAGATTTATTCCACGTTCGTACGTTGCGGATAGCATGATTATTTATGATGAAACACAAAAGACTTCTGTTACCATTGCAATCAGTCCTTTGATTTCTACATATTACATGGTCGTTGATGAGATACTAGACTTAAAAGAAAATAGATATTATACTTTAACAGTTAAGAACGGTACTACTACTGTTTACCGAGATAAGATATTTTGCACAAATCAAACAGTATCAACTTACACACCGAACGAAGGCAAGTACGTTGAACACAGTTCAGATAATTCATTTATAGTAATACAATGATAGAAAGAAACCACATAATAAACCTATCTACATACGAGAAACCTTGCATTGAGGAGAGCCGAACTAAGGAGTGGGTAGATTATTTAATGAAGTTACCAAACGGTAAAACAGAAGAACATTACGATTGGTTAATAGACCGTTACAGATACTCAGCAACTAATAACGCTGTCATCTCTAACATGGCACGTTTAATCTACGGTAAAGGACTTGATGCTTATAACGCTAACAGAAAGCCGTCAGAGTACGCTCAAATGCTTTCTTTGTTAGATAAAAAGGTTATACGTAAGATTATTTTAGATTTAAAGATGTTAGGCGGTTGTGCTTTTCAAGTTATTTATGATAAGAAGCATACTAAAATTGTTAGGGTAGACCACTTTCCAATGAATTTAATGCGCCCTAATAAATGTAATGATAAAGGAGAAATTGAAGGGTATTGGTTCTGTGACGATTGGAGCGACACTAGAAAATACGAGCCAGAGTTCTATCCAACAATGGGTACGTCTAGAAAAGAAATCGAAGTATTAGTAGTGCAGCCTTATGCAGTTGGGATGAAGTACTTTAGTGAAGTTGACTACTTCGGTGCTTTGCCTTATTGTGTTTTAGAAGAAGAAATTGCTGATTATTTAATTAATGATTGTCAGAACGGTTTTGCTCCAACTACGATTGTTAACTACAACAATGACGACCCTGACGAAGAAACAAGAGAACGCATAACAAAAAATACAATAGCAAAAACAACAGGAAGTAAGGGTAAGCGTACGATAGTATCATTCAACGCTAACAAAGAACTTGCTACAACAGTTGAAACAATACCTTTAAACGATGCGCCTGAGCATTATCAGTATTTAGCAGATGAAGCACGGAATAAAATACTAGCTTCTCATGGTGTTGTTAGTCCTATGCTTGTAGGTATCGTTACAGACAATCAAGGATTTAATTCTAATGCTGATGAAATAGAAGTAGCTAGTAAATACTTCTACAATACGACTATTAACCACTTTCAAGAGTTAATAATTGATGCAATAGATAAAATACTTGCATTTAACAAGATTTCATTAGACTTGTATTTTGAGCCAGTTGGATTGTTAGACAGAAACGTAAGGGATAGAAGTGTAAAAGCTGAAACACCTTTGACACTTTCTAAGCATGACAGCGAAATGTCTAACGCATTTATTCAATTTGCGGATGAGGATATGGAAGGTTGGGAGTTGATAGATAGCGCAAGGGTTGACTATGACAGCGAAGAACAAGAGGACGCGTATTTAGAACAGTTAAACAAAGAATATAATACGGGTTTATCTAAGTTAAAACGATACATTACAAGCCTTGTAAGTACAGGGACAGCCAGACCGAACTCAAATAGCGACCAAGATGGTACTTTATTTAAACATAGATACCGTTATAATGGTTCTATTGAGCCTAATTCAAGAGAGTTCTGCAAGAAGATGGTTCAAGCTGATAAAGTTTACCGTAAAGAAGATATAATCAATATGGGTTCACAAGCTGTTAACGCTGGTTGGGGTCCTGAAGGTGCTGATACTTATTCTATTTGGTTATACAAAGGCGGTGGGGCTTGTGGTCATTATTGGACTAGAGAAACATACCTACGTAAATCAGATGTTAACAGTCCGCTTGCTAGAAAATACACACCAGCAGAAGTAAGAAAAGCTGGCGAATTAGTACCGTTAACTGACAAGGATAAAGACGGTAAAGCAACTAATGACATGAGGGTTTATACAAAGCCTAAAGATATGCCTTACGAGGGATTTTTACCAACTAATAAAAGATTTAACTAATGGCACAGGCTTTATTTGTAACTACAAACGATATAGTTTCCTTTTCAGCAATGAATGGAAGCGTAGACCCTGACAACTTTATCCAATGGGTTAAGGTTGCACAGGATACTGAGATTCAAAACTACTTAGGAACGGATTTATACAACAAGATAAACGACGATATAATTGCAGACACTTTGGCTAATCCATATTTAGCACTTGTAAACGACTATATTAAGCCAATGGTTATACATTGGGCAATGGTTCAGTACTTGCCTTGGGTAGCCTATACAATCGCAAATAGAGGCGTTTATAAGCATACTTCTGAAAACTCGGAAAGCGTAACTAAAACAGAGGTAGATTACCTAGTAGAAAAAGAGCGAAGTATTGCAATGAGTTACACAGAACGTTTTATTAAATACATGTGTTATCATAAAGAAGATTTCCCTGAGTATTCAACAAATACAGATGAGGATATGAAGCCAAGTAAGAACAATAAAACTTATGGAGGATGGCAAATATAAAGAAACGAGAGTACAAGCCTAAAAAGGCGAATGAGATTAAGTTAATGATATTTTTAAAAAAGTTAAAAGATGCCAACACAGGAGATAAGTGATTACGTAACGGGTTTAAGTTCTGCAACATTAACAGGTGCAGAGGAGGTTTATTTGGCTACGGATGAGAAAACTACTGTTAACGCAATTTCACAATTTGCAGGTGGCAAAGTTTGGAAAGCACAGATAGACCAAACAGGAACGAGCGCACCGACTTTAGTTGAACTTGTAAATACTTTAGGTGTAACGCCATCAGGAACTACGTATAGTTCAGTTGGTAATTATACTATATTAGGTTTAGGCTCTATATTTACGGGGTTAATTCATATAGCCGTAGATATATATGATTTTACTGGAGGAGATGTTACAGCGAGCTATGGAATTGCTCCAGGTAATGTATTGCAATTAAGAAGTTATCAAGGTGGAGTGTTAACAGATGGGTTATTTAACAATGCTGGTGGAGCGATAGGCAGTTCGGTTATCACAATAACTAAATACGATTAATAATGCAGGGATATTACATAGTTACAGAAACAATCAAGGCTCAATTAGAGTTAGACCCATTTGTTAATACGGTTAATACAGGTATTATTGAGGACGTTCTTTTAAAGAAAGCCGATATGTACCCTTATTCACACATATTAGTCAACAACTCATCCTATCAAGGTAATACATGGGTGTTTAATCTTTCTGTAATATGTATGGATATTGTAGACTTATCGAAAGACGAAGTTACAGAAGTGTTTTACGGTAACGACAATCAACAAGACGTACTTAATACTCAGTTAGCGGTTATCAATAGAATGTTAGATGTACTTCAAAGAGGTCAAAATACAAAGAGTTACATCTTAGATGGTGCGCCAAACTGCGAGCCGTTTATAGACCGTTTTGAACATGGGGTTGCTGGATGGACCGTAACATTCGATATTAGAATCCCTAATACAATGACGGTATGTTCAACGGATGTAACACCTGTTAAACTTTGTCCTGACTTTACATATTTAATTAAGGATTCAGCAGATAATACTTTATACACGGGTTCTATATTAAGTGGTAATGGACTTACACAAACTATCACAGACAGCGTTATAACGTTAAATAGTGGCGCATTTTTAAGCGTAAAAGCAGAGGATAGCCAAGACATTGAACTTGTAGACCAAACAGACACAACTATCACACCATTA